CCCCTGTATGGCTGACCCCCCCGCACATCTATATAATAAAGATTTGCGCAAACTTTTTCGTTTTCGCCAAAGATCGACGTGCCACCCCTTCGAGGAGGAGTATGCGTTATCAGGGTTTAGTGCTAAACTATCTAATATAATCAATAACTTAGACACCCCCCACCCGTTTTCGGCGAGCTGAGCGACCCCCACCCCCCTAGTTTGAAAAACGTCGATATAAGTCCCAGATTGAAAAGAGCGAAAAAATTTTCTATACTCAAATGAAATAGGGGTGGGTAACGTGGCGATACATATAGAACCAGAACGTGGGGTGCGAATGCGACCTGCAATGAAAATAGAAGACTTAGCGACCAAGGCTGCAGCCGCTGCAAAGACGGCGGAGTATCTGCACGCTAATGGTTTAGAGGTCAAAGCTAACAACGAAGATAAGGATGTAGCCGCCTCACTGGCTGTGGCGTACGCAGAGAATCCCGACAAAGCTTCTAAGGCTGCAACCACAAAACGAGTGGCGAAGCTGACTCCGGCTACACTGCTTATGACAGACCGGATACTGAAAGACTTCGGGCATTCTGTGGTCAAGAGCGCGGTGCAGGTGCGACATCTTGTCACAAACAAATTGATCGAAGAGACAGATAACCCTGACCCGCGCATACGCATCCGTGCCTTAGAGCTGCTGGGTAAGATCAGCGATGTAGGGCTGTTTGCGGAGAAGTCTGAAGTTACGGTTACACACCAGACCACAGACGACTTGAAGGATAGACTGCGCGAGAAGCTGACACGGCTAGTGAATCCAGAGGTTGAGGAAGCGATTGTGATAGAGGGTGAGACTATCGACGTGGATAAGGAGCTAGGGCTGGATGACGGTTGATTTAGCTAATTTAGCTACAGATATGGACTTCTCCCCTGTCGAGATACAGCACATGCTAGACAACTTAGACTCGTTCAGCCCTGAAGAGCTGGAAGAGGTTGACAAGATTGTGGGGGAACTCTCCACGAGACAACACAACCAGTCAGCACACGACGACCTCATAGAGTTCTGTAAGCGGATGCAGTCCGACTACAAGGTGGGTAGGCACCACAGGATACTGGCAGATCAGCTCATGGCGTTGGAGGATGGTTCCAAAGACCGTGTGTGCGTCAACATACCCCCACGTCACGGCAAGTCGCAGCTTGTGTCTATATTCTACCCCGCGTGGTTCTTAGGACGTAACCCTAACAAGAAGGTTATGATGGTCTCACACACCACGGACCTCGCGGTGGACTTCGGACGTAAGGTCCGTAACCTGATCTCTGTTGATGCGTACAAAGATATATTCCCAGAGGTCTCGCTGGCGATTGACTCGAAGTCTGCGGGGCGGTGGAACACGAACTTCGGGGGTGAGTACTTCGCTTGCGGTATTGGGTCTGCTCTCGCTGGCCGTGGTGCGGACTTACTCTTGGTAGATGACCCACACTCCGAGCAAGACGTTATCAACGGTAACTTCTCAGTATTTGACAAAGCCTATGAGTGGTTCACCTTCGGCGCTCGTACACGATTGATGCCGGGTGGACGGGTGGCTATCGTGCAGACCCGCTGGCATATGGACGACCTCACGGGCCGCGTAACCAATGACATGGTGAAGAACCCGATGTCCGATCAGTACGAGATTGTTGAGTTTCCAGCGATTTTGGACGCCGAAGATGCCGATGGGAAGCCAATACAGAAGCCATTGTGGCCTGAGTTCTTCGATCTGACGGCTCTAGAGCGTACAAAAGCGTCCATGCCCTCGTTTCAGTGGAACTCACAGTACCAGCAGCAGCCCACTTCAGAAGCAGCGTCAATTGTTAAGAGGGAATGGTGGAATATATGGCCTAATGACACCCCGCCAGCCGTAGAATACATAATTATGTCCCTCGACGCGGCGGCAGAGAAGCATAACCGGGCCGATTACACCGCGCTGACAACGTGGGGGGTGTTCTTTAACGAGAATGAGAACACACACCACCTTATTCTTATGGATTCTATCAAGAAACGGCTGGAATTTCCTGAATTGAAGACACTTGCCATGGAAGAGTACGGCAAATGGGAGCCTGATGCGTTTATTGTGGAGAAAAAGTCCTCTGGGACCGCTCTTTACCAAGAAATGCGGCGGATGGGCTTGCCTGTGCAGGAATATACCCCCCACAGAGGCACTGGGGACAAGCTCGCAAGGCTTAATAGTGTGGCAGATATCATCGCATCGGGTATTGTGTGGGTGCCAGCTACCCGTTGGGCGGACGAGCTAGTGGAAGAAGTGGCTGGGTTCCCGTTTATGTCGAACGATGACCTTGTTGACTCCACGGTTATGGCGCTTTTGAGGTTTAGGCAGGGTGGGTTTATCCGTCTTCCGACTGATGAGATAGACGACGAGCCAACTTATCAACACCGCAGGGAGTATTACTAGACTTTTTCTGTAAAATAGCCTAGTTCGAATTGAAGCGTGTTTTCTCCCAAGCGCGTTTCACGGCGGGGTGGGCCTCCCACCCACTGGCCTACCTCGCCACTAGACGTATAGCAGTATAAGATGCTAGTATCACAATGTGTACACAGTTAGGAGACTGTAATGGCCGTCGAGAGACAGATAGAACCCTCAGAGTTAGACATCGAAGGCACAGGCGCGGAAGAGATCGAAGTAGAGATCGTAAACCCTGAAGCGGTGTCCATTAATACGGGTGACGGCGGAGTAATTATTGATTTTGAAGGTGGTATATCCGATGAGCTTATGAGCGGGGGCCACGATGATAACCTTGCAGAAGTGATCGAAGACAGTGTTTTGGAGTCTATGGCTTCTGAACTTGTGGATGATTTTGAGTCTGATCGTGAATCTCGCCGTGATTGGGCAAGAGCCTATGTCAAAGGTTTAGACTTGCTGGGTATGAAGATCGAAGACCGCAGTCAGCCTTGGCAAGGTGCCTCTGGTGTGTTCCACCCAGTACTGACCGAAGCTGTTGTACGGTTCCAAGCGCAGGCTATGGGGGAGCTTTTCCCAGCATCTGGCCCTTGCCGCACCAAGATCATGGGTAAAATGACCCCTGAAAAGCTAGATCAAGCGGATCGTATCCAGACAGAGATGAATTATCTTCTTACTGAGGAGATGACAGAATACCGTGATGAGACTGAGCAGATGCTCTTTAAGCTACCTTTAGCGGGTTCTGCCTTTAAAAAGGTCTATTATGACCCAATTATGGAGCGTCCATCTTCTATGTTCGTTCCGGCAGAAGACTTTGTAGCGTCTTACGGGGCGTCAGATTTGATGACATGCCCACGCTATACGCACATAATGAAGAAAACATCTAACGAAATCTTGGAGTTACAGGTAGCAGGCTTCTACAAAGACGTTGACTTGCCTGATCCAGAGGCGGACTTCTCTGACATCCAAGAAAAATATGACGATCTAGACGGAGAGAGCGCCGTCGTAGAAGACGATGATCGGCATACGATCTTAGAGATGCACATCACTATGAATATGCCAGAAGAATTTGATGATCCTGATGGCATCGCACGACCATATGTCGTTACTATTGATAAGTCCTCCCGTGAAATTTTATCTATCAGAAGGAATTGGTACGAGGATGACCGCAAGAAGAAGAAACGAGCGCATTTTGTCCATTACAAGTATTTGCCGGGGTTGGGCTTCTACGGTACGGGGCTTATTCATCTCATCGGTGGTCTCGCCAAGTCTGCCACTTCGATTCTTAGGCAGCTCATTGACGCTGGTACACTATCGAATCTACCTGCTGGCCTTAAAGCTCGCGGTCTCCGCATTAAAGGTGACGACACCCCTCTTATGCCGGGTGAGTTCAGGGACGTGGATGTACCGGGTGGTGCTATTAAAGATTCGATTACGTTCATTCCTTACAAAGAACCATCGTCTGTCCTCTACTCGTTACTGGGTAATATTGTCGAAGAGGGAAGGCGAATTGGTTCAGTTGCGGACATTCAAGTAGGTGACATGAACGCACAGGCACCTGTGGGTACAACACTTGCTTTGATGGAACGCTCCATGAAAGTTATGTCGGGCGTTCAGGCGCGTATGCACGCAGCCATGAAGAAAGAACTCCGTCTGCTTTCTAGCATTATCCGTGATTACATGCCATCAGAATACGCCTATGAGATGGATGGTGACTTTGATCGCCAGAAAGATTTTGACGCCCGTGTGGATGTTATCCCTGTGTCTGACCCTAACGCTGCGACAATGTCCCAGCGGATTATGCAGTATCAAGCGGCTCTACAGCTATCTCAGCAGGCTCCACAGCTATACGACTTAGGTAAGCTACACCGTCAGATGCTTGAAGTTCTTGGGATTCAAGACGCCGCAGACATCATCAAGCTACCCGAAGACATCAAACCATCTGATCCTGTTACAGAGAACATGATGCTTCTGAAGCAAGAACCTGTCAAAGCGTTTAAGTATCAAGATCACGAGGCACACATCGCTGTGCATATGGCAGCAATGCAAGACCCAAAGATGCGGGAGCTGGTTGGTCAATCCCCATTCGCGCAAGCTATTGGTCAAGCAATGGCAGCTCACGTAACAGAACACGTTGCGTTCCAGTACCGCCGTGAGATTGAGAAGATGCTTGGTGTTGAGATGCCAAACGAAGATCAGCCTCTACCAGAAGATGTTGAGATTCAAATCTCTAGGCTTGCTAAGGACGCCGCAGAAAAACTTCTGCAAAAAGACCAGATGGAAGCACAGCAGAAGCAAATCCAGCAGCAGCAGCAAGACCCTGTCGTTCAGATGCAACAGATGGAACTGCAGATGAAACAGCAGGAACTTCAGCACAAGATTCAGATGGATACAGCCAAGCTGCAGATCGATGCTGAGCGAATTTCTTCTGAGAACCAGAGAGAGGGCGCACGTTTGGGTGTTAAACTTGCTACTGATCTGGACAATTCACAGCGCAAAGATCAAGCAGAAGGCGCTAAACTAGGTATAGAAATAGCAAAGGAGCTTGCTAAGGGGGATGGATGATAACGTATTTACGCTGGTGGGTCGTAAAATAGACGGGTACGAGGAAGAGTTGAAAGAATACCTCGCGTCCGGCACGGCAGATAGTATGGAACTTTATAGCCGCATGGTGGGGCGAATAGAGGCTTTGAGGTTTATAAGGGATGACCTCAAAGAGATTGAGACGCGGTATATTGAAAGATAACTTCTTTTAGTGTATCGTACACTTGGGAGAACTACGTAGGAAACTACGCAGGGTATCTGTGAGCCTTTAATCACTGCAAGGAAAGATGATGTATACAGCAAATAAAGAGACCGAGGAGAAGGTAGCCTCTAAACTACCTAAACCACAGGGATACAAAATCCTTATTGGTGTACCTGAGATGGGCGATAAGACTGACGGTGGGGTCATAATGCCAGACGGTGTACGTTCCGCAGAGGAAACGGCGTCAATCATTGGGTTTGTTATGGAGCTAGGCCCAGACGCCTATGCCGATGAATCCAAATTTCCAAATGGTCCGTATTGTCAGAAGGGAGATTTTGTAATCTTTCGTTCGTATTCTGGCACTCGATTCAAAGTCCACGGAAAAGAATTTCGTTTAATCAACGACGACACTGTTGAAGCAGTTGTTGATGATCCAAGGGGGTACACACGCGCATGAACCAGTTAACAGAACAAACCGAATTTGGTGACGAGACAGTTGCAGAAGCACTTGCTAGTGCATCAAACATCGAGCCAGACAACGATGACAGCTTTGAGATTGAAATTGTCGATGACACACCTTTAGAAACGGAGGATGAGTCTACCAAAGCCGAAAACTCTGAATCTGGGGATGAGGTTGAGAAGTATAGTGTTGGTGTTCAAAAACGCATCGATAAGCTTACAAGACAATATCGTGAGGAAGAAAGGGCGAGGCAGGAAGCGGGTAGGCTCCAAGAAGAAGCCCTGCGCTTTGCACAACGAGTAAAGACTGAGAACGACCAGCTCCGCAAAACTCTTTCTGAGGGAGAGGGTGTTCTTGTTAACCAAGCCAAGGGACGAGTCACAGCCGAGCTGGATAAGGCTAAGTCCGCATTTAAGGTTGCGTATGAGGCAGGTGATCCTGACGCACTACTTGACGCCCAAGAGAAGCTTAACGCTCTTCAGGGCGAGAAGATGCGCTACGATAACTACAAGCCGCAACCGCAACAAGCCGAACCTGCACCACAGCAGCAGGCCCCAGCGCCTCAACCGCCGCGACCAGATAACCGTGCAATGGACTGGGCGAGCAAGAACGAATGGTTTGAGAAAGACCCTGAAATGACTGGGTATGCCTACGGCCTTCATGAGAAGCTTGTAAAAAATGGTGTTGATCCAAGAACGGAAGAATACTACAACGAGATAGACAACGCGGTTCGCCGTGTGTTTCCAGATAAGTTTGACGATGTGATTATTGAGGAATCTGCACCCCAACGTCAAGCGGGCAACGTGGTCGCCCCAGCCGCTCGTAGCGGCAAGAGACCACGCAAAGTGCAACTGTCCCCAACGCAAGTTTCTCTCGCCAAGAGACTTGGTCTGTCAAACGAAGTTTACGCGGCGCAATTACTGAAGGAGATGAAATAATGTCGGATAGAAACTCACGCACTACAGATACCCGTGAAACGGGTGTACGCAAGGTGTCATGGCAGCGACCTTCAATGTTACCAGTCCCCGAACCCAAGCCCGGTATTGCATATCGTTGGGTCCGCACATCTACTCTTGGGAATAATGATAACACGAACGTCTCTTCCAAATTTCGTGAGGGATGGACGCCCGTCCGCGCTGCAGATCATCCAAACCTTCACGTTGTGTCTGATATCGAATCCCGATTCACGGACAACATAGAAGTTGGTGGATTGCTGCTTTGTCAGAACTCTACCGAAAACGTGCAAGCTAGACGTGAAGCCCAGCTAGATCAGGCCCAAAACCAGATGAGTGCTGTGGACAATAGCTACTTGCGCAATTCAGACCCGCGTATGCCCGTACTAGACCCAGAACGGTCAACGCGATCATCATTCGGCAAGTGACCTGAAGGGGGAGCTTGTCTAACTTAAATTAGGAGAAGAGAGATGGCTTTAACAGCAGCTCCCTATGGCTTGAAGCCCGTCAAACGTGCTGACGGACTGCCATACGCTGGGGCAACGTCCCAGTTCTTGATCGACCCAGCAGGCGAGGCTACAAACCTTTTCTACGGGCAGGTCGTTATATTAGGTGCTGATGGGTATATCGCACTTTCAACTGCAACAGGCGCAGACATTACAACCAATAACCTTGGTGGTAACGGTCTTGGTGCTATTGGTGTCTTTGTTGGTTGTGAATATGTGAACTCGTCAGGCCAGTTGGTTCAGGCACAATACTACCCAACGGGTACATCTAACGGCGATGCTATCAAAGCATACGTTGTTGATGATCCAAATGTACTTTTCCAAGTACAAGCGGATGGTGCTATGGATCAGTCTGACATTGGTGCGAATACTTTCTTCGCGGCAGTCCAGTCTACCACTACGGGTTCCACTACTACAGGCAATTCAACTTCTGCTGTCGATGCAACAAGTCAAACCGCAGCAGCAGCTTTCCGTATTGTCTCTGCGGTATCCCCAATCAGTGATGCTTTCCCTGATTTGTTGGTTAAGTTTAACCCAGCATCTCATAGCATGACCAACAACGTAGGTATTTAAGGAGGTTAAATAATGGCTATTTCACGCGCCCAGCTCCTTAAAGAGCTACTGCCGGGTCTCAACGCTCTCTTCGGGCTTGAGTATGGCAAATACGATAACGAACATGCAGAAATCTATGAGACCGAGAACTCAGAACGTAGTTTTGAGGAGGAAGTTAAATTATCAGGATTTGGCGCAGCCCCAGTAAAAGCTGAAGGTTCTGCTATTTCTTATGATAATGCTCAAGAATCGTTCACAGCTCGTTACAACCACGAAACGGTTGGAATGGGTTTCTCCATCACTGAAGAAGCGATGGAAGATAACTTGTACGATTCATTGTCTGCACGTTACACCAAAGCCTTGGCTCGCGCCATGGCGTACACCAAGCAGGTTAAGGCCGCTTCGTTGTTGAACACAGGCTTCACCACCTTTAACTCAGGTGACGGCGCTACATTGTTCTCAACAACACACGGTACTGTGGCTGGCGGTAACAACGCCAACCGTCCAGCAGTAGCTGCGGACTTGAACGAAACCTCGCTTGAGCAAGCTGTTATTGATATCGCAGCGTTCACTGATGAACGTGGCCTATTGATTGCTGCTCGCCCACGCAAGCTTGTAGTTCCACCTGCGTTGATGTTTGTTGCAACTCGTTTGCTTCAGACTGACCTGCGTGTAGGTACAGCGGATAACGACATTAATGCTATCAACAGTAATGGTTCGATCCCTGAAGGTTACCGCGTCAACCACTACTTGACTGACGCAGACGCCTTCTTCCTAACTACAGATGTTCCAAACGGCATGAAGCACTTCATCCGTACTGCTATGCAGACATCTATGGACGGTGACTTCGATACAGGTAACGTGCGCTACAAAGCGCGTGAGCGTTATTCTTTCGGCGTATCCGACCCACTAGGTGTGTACGGTTCACCCGGCGCATAAGTTCAATTGAACTTTTAGAGGGGGGCTGCTTTGGTAGCCCCTTTCTTTTTTAAAAAACATGTGTATACTTTTGTTATCCCTGACAGCTACATGGTGTGGCTGACATAACCCACGACAGGAGATACTCATGGGCAATACTACTTTTTCAGGACCAATTCGGTCAGGTACAATTAAAGATACAACAGGCACTATCGTAGGCACCAATATTGCCAACGTAGGCCAAGTTGTTTTGCACCAACGTGCAGCCATCACTCAAGCATTAACTATTGCCGCACAAACCCCGGCTACAACCATCATAATCCCTGCTTCCAGCATAATCCTAGCAATAAGATTATATGTTGCAACTGCTTGGTCTGGCGCTGCCACAACAGGTGGTGTTGGGTTTGATGATGGCGCTGTTATAACCGCAGCAGCTCTCACCGCAGCAGGTGCCGTAGCGGGAGGTACTTTAGGTGTTATCAGTATCGGAAGTGGCGCAAACGCAGGTCGAGTAGCTAACTGGACTAATGTCGGTACAACTGACAAACGTATTCGCTTTTTAAGTACAAATACAGGTAATGGTGTAGGTATTCTTGAAGTCCAGTACGTCCAAGCAGCTAATGCCGCAGTACAACCGTAAGGGAGATTTACATGGCTGGTCAAGAAGTAAGAGCTTTTAACTTTGCAGCAAACGACACTGCCGCACTTGTAGGCCCATCACGAGGTAGGTTGCAGGGGGTTCTAATAAACGCCGCTGCCGCCGCCGCGTTTACTATTCGTAGTGGCAGTTCCACGGGTGAAATTCTGCTTGATCTAACATTACCTGTGGGTTGGAATGACGTGTACATACCAAATGATGGCATACTCGCCTCCAATGGTTGTTTTGTTTCCGCTTTCACTGGCACAGGGAACACGATGACCCTACTCATAGAGTGAGTTATGGTTGAAGCGAAAAAAGGCACTATGAAGGGCCACACTATAAAAGATGGTCATAAACGCCCTACTAAATCTGGGGCGGGTATGAGCAAGAAAGGTGTGGCTAAATACAAAAAAGACAACCCCGGCTCTAAGTTAAAGACCGCCGTTACAGGTACAGTGAAAAAAGGTAGTGCAGCCGCCAAGCGGCGTAAGTCCTACTGCGCCCGTTCTGCTGGACAAATGAAGAGTTTCCCTAAAGCTGCTAAAGACCCCAACAGCCGCCTGCGTCAGGCTAGGAAAAGGTGGAAATGTTGATGAAAGTTGAAGGAGTTCTTGCTTTGCTTGAAAGGCATGAAGAAGAATCGAACAGGCGGTTTGAGAATATAGAAAAACAACTGGCTCGCTTGGACATGCGTCTTTGGGGTATAGCCGCTTTAATTATTGCAGCTTCCGTAGCGGATAGGTTTTTGTAATGGCAATGGCTAGAAGCTCTATGTCTAAGCAGCTAACAGGCAACCGAAAGAAGGTTGTTACAAAGATGAAAGTTGGTGGTAAGCCTAAATCTAAGGTTAACTCGGCAGGAAACTACGATGACCCTGAGAAACGCAAGAAGATTTTTAACAGGATCAAAGCTGGTGGTAAGGGCGGTGCGCCGGGTCAGTGGAGCGCACGGAAAGCCCAGATGGTTGCTAAGGAATACAAAGCTAAAGGTGGGGGATACACATCATGAAGGGTGTAAAGCACTATAAAAAAGATGGTACTGTCCACAAAGGCAGTACACACAAGATGCCTGATGGTTCATTACACACAGGTAAGACACACGGCAAAACAAGTACGAAGCTAGTTCATTATAAAGAGTTGGGCAAAGTAGCAAAGGCTAAAGCAGATGGCGCTAAAACCAAGCCAAAAAAGTCTTAAAGACTGGACCAAGCAGAAGTGGCGTACCAAGTCAGGTAAGCCATCTACGCAGGGGAAGAAGGCTACAGGGGAACGGTATCTGCCGGAGAAGGCCATAAAAGCTTTGTCAGATAAAGAGTACGCCGCTACTACTAAGGCAAAACGTGCCGCGACTAAAAAAGGTAAGCAGGTTGCCAAGCAGCCAAAGAAAGTTGCCAAGAAGACGGCGAAATATAGGAAGACTTAGATCATGGCAGTAGTCACACCAGACCTACCTGAACTATTTGAGGAAGCATACGAACGTGCTGGCCTTGAGATGCGTTCCGGCTATGATTTAAAAACGGCTCGAAGGAGCCTTAACCTTTTAACACTGGAGTGGCAAAACCGTGGCCTTAACCTCTTCACTATCGAAGCTGGCACTTTACCCATTACGGCTGGTACAGCAACTTACACGCTACCTGCGGACACGATTGACCTCATCGAACATCAAGTCCGAACAGGTACAGGTACAAATCAAGTCGATACCTCCCTCTCAAGGGCGAGTGTCTCCACCTACTCGCAGCAAACCAACAAAAACACGCAAGGTAGGCCGACCCAAATCTACGTCCAAAGGCTCCCAACCGAAACGAAAGTAACTTTGTGGCCTGTGCCAGATGCTACCACACCATATACTCTAGCCTACTACAGGCTGAAGGGTATCGATGGCTTGTCCGCTGGTATTGGTGGGGATGTATCTTCCGTCCCACCAAGGTTTGTTCCATGCCTCGTTGCTGGAATGGCTTATTACTTAGCGATGAAGAGAACAGAAGCTTCTAATAGAGTCCCGCTTTTGAAGCAAGAGTATGAGTTTCAGTTTCAACTCGCGGCGGGAGAAGACGAGGAAACAGCATCAATTCAATTCGTACCTTTTGATACGTTTATGTCAGGTGGATAATGGCTTACGCAAGGTCAAAATACGCCTTCGGGTTCTGCGATAGGACAGGGTTTCGTTACCCTCTGAGCGACCTTGTGCCTGAGTATAACAACGGTGTTAAGACTGGTTTCCTTGTTGGCAGGGACATCAAAGACCCAGATCAGCCTCAGAACTTTCTTGGTAGACTAAAGATTAACGATCCACAATCACTACGAAACCCGCGTCCAGACACTTCTTTGTTAGAGAGTAGAGCTTTATTTGGATTTAATCCTGTTGGTAACCCCTCCACGTTCTTGGAGGGTTCTGTGGGCAGGGTTACGGTAACGATTAAAGAAAGCCAAAGTGTGACGGGTTCTGCTGGCATCGGTCAGATTGGCTCTGTTACAATTAATCTTAGTACAACAGCACCAAGGTTTGACAGCACTTCAATTACACTAGATTCAACAACAGATACTTTTGATGAAGGATAGGACATGACTTTACAGACAGTAGGCGTTGGCAGTAGTGCAAATGATGGCGCAGGCGACACACTTCGCACTGGCGCTACAAAAATAAATGCAAACTTTGCTGAGATATACTCCGCCATAGGTAATGGATCAACGCTTACTGATATTATAGACGGTAACGGCATTATAAATGTAAGCTCTGGCGCGAATAAGATTGTATTCTACTATGCAAACTTGAGTGACCTACCTAGTGCTGGTTCATACCATGGCGCAGTAGCGCACGTTCATGCGACTGGGGGACTATATTTTGCGCATGGCGGTGCATGGATTCGACTAAATGATGAAACAACTGGACCAGTCACAAAGTATACCGCTGGTACAAATGGCTCATCTGCTTATACATTTACTGGACCCGGTGCCACATCTGGGAACAACCCCAATTTTACTTTCTATAAAGGCCACACTTATCTTTTAAATAATACGGCTAATGTAAGTAGCCACCCCTTGCAGATCAGAACATCTAATGGTGGTTCTGCGTTTACGACAGGTGTTACAGAGAACTACAATTCAACCAGTGGACTGACACAGTTCATTGTTCCTCACGAACCAAGTGATACGTCTTTAGTATATCAATGCACCAATCATAGCTCTATGGTTGGTAATATAACAATTGTTTAACACAACGTAGGAGACTGAAATGGAAAGATCGATGCGCCCTAGAAGCAGAACTGATAGTAAAGGTATGTCCCCGAAGGTAATAGAGCCTACTACAAAAAGCCCTGACGGTCTTACTATAGCAGAGCGCAACAAGCGCGAAAGAGCCGCCAAAAAAGCTAAGAAGCCTGTCGCTATGATGAGTGGCGGCAAGATGCCCATGGTAAAGAAGGGTGGCAAGTCTGTACCATCATTCGCCGCTGATGGCGTAGGCAAGATGATGTATGGCGGTAAGATGCCTAAGAAGATGGGCATGGGAGGCCCAACGTCTAGAAGCACCAAAGATCGTCGCGTCTCCCAAGCGTTGGACGATGAGCGCGCTATTAAAAAGAAATTTGCCGAACGCGGTACTTCGGGTGCAGCAGAAGCTGAAAAACAAGTATCAGCCGTATATAAAAAAGCAATAGCAGATTTAGAAAACGTTGATCGGTACGGAAAAGATGCGCCTAAAGGACGTTCGTTTGGACAAAAAAATCAACCCAAACAGGGCAAGATGCCTAAGAAGATGAACTACGGTGGCAAGATGCCTAAGAAGATGGGCATGGGCGGCGGAATGAGCAAGTGCCGTGGCATGGGAGCCGCTACTCGCGGCGGAAACTTTAAAATGGGTTAAGTTCAAATGAACTATGCAGAGCTAACGCAGGCCATACAGGACTATACTGAAAATAACGAGACAACATTCGTCTCGCAAATTCCTACGTTCGTAGAGCAAGCCGAGGAACTTATACACCGAACGGTGATGATTCCAGAGCTACGCAAAAACGTAAATGCAAATGTGGATCAGAACACTCCATACATGGCTAGGCCGTCAGATTTCCTTGCTCCGTTTTCTTTTGCGGTGATTGATGGAAGTGGTAACTACAACTTCTTGATAGAGAAGGATGTGAACTTCATGCGTGAGGCTTACCCGAATCAAACGGGTACGACTGGTCTTCCTAAGTATTACTCTGAGTTTGATGGTGACTTTGCGTCAACTAACTCGCCGGGTAACTTTATCTTAGGCCCAACGCCTGATGCGGATTATGAAGTTCAATTGCACTATTACTACGATCCACCTTCAATCGTAGCGTCTAGTACTTCTTGGCTTGGGGATAACGCTGAAGAAGCTCTACTTTACGGAAGTCTAATAAACGCATATGTGTTTATGAAGGGCGAAGCAGATGTGATGTCTATGTATCAGCAAGGCTTTGACAACGCTATGAGGCGTCTAGTTGTATTGGGAGAAGGTAGACTGAAGCGGGATAGTTACCGTGACGGCGAGCCAAGGATGGAAATGTAAATGTTTGAGTTAAAACTTGATACACCTCGTGATGAAAAGATTGTGCTAGTAAACACAAGTGACCACAGAGGGTTTACTCCAGAAGAACTATCTGAGCAATGCGTTCAGAAGTTGATCTCTGTATCTGATACAGCACCCCCAGCTATCAGGGATCAAGCTCGTGCTTATAAAAAGCACGTTGAGACGCTCGTTGCATTTTATATGCGACAAGCTATTCGCAGTGACCGCACAACTGTGTATAATACACTTAATGATGCGGGACATCCCGATCTGGCTGACCTCATAAGGAGACTTTAAAATGGCCTTTACTGGAAACTACATGTGTACATCGTTCAAGAAAGAACTGATGACGGCTACACATAATTTTACAAACGGCGCTAACGTATTCAAGCTGGCTCTGTATACAAACAGTGCTTCTTTTACTGCGGCGACAACTGCTTACACTACTGGAAACGAAGTCAGTAACTCTGGTTCGTACTCTGCTGGTGGCGGCGCTTTGACCAATGTCACACCGACAACTTCTGGCACAACAGCGTTTACTGACTTCAATGATCTTACGTTTACTTCTGCGTCGATCACTGCTCGTGGCGCGTTGATCTACAATGATACAGCCTCTGGTGATCCAACCGTTGTTGTATTGGATTTTGGCGCGGACAAAACGTCTACGTCTGGGGACTTCCAGATTGTATTCCCAGCAGCAAATGCGAGCAACGCTATTATCCGTATAGCCTAAACTCTCCAGAGGGGTAGCAGGTTATGGCGGACGCCAGAGTAGTTTTCACAGGCTGGGGCCGAAGTAGTTGGAGTAGCGGGACTTGGAGCAATCCAGTCGTTACCCTTCCTTCGGCTTCTGCTTCTGTTGGTACAGTTACTGTATCAGGCGATGCTTCTGGTGTCGCTGTTACTGGTATTGGCGTTACGACTGGTGTTGGCTCTGTTTCTATTGCGGGCGCAGCAACTGTACCGACAACGGGAATAGCTGCCAGTGGTGGTGTTGGAAGTGTAAGTGTTGTTTCTAAAGCAGTTGTTTCACCTACTGGTTCTGTGGGGACTACAGCCATTGGTTCTGTTGTCGCGTCCATACCGGGCGAAATAGCTGTCCTTGGGGTACAGGCAAATTCTTCGGTTGGTTCGATTACATCTAGTGCCGGGTCGAGTGTTGTTCTTACAGGGGTTGTAGCAACTGGTGCAGTTGGTGCCTTACCAACGGAACCGATTGGAGTCTCTGCAACTGGCGGTGTTGGTGTTGTTTCTGTCAACGGCACTATGATTGCCTTGGTAACAGGAGTCGTGGCGACAGGTGGAGTTGCTTCGGTAACTGTATCGGCAGATGCACCTAATGTAGCCGTCACGGGTCTTAATAGTACAGGCGCAGTTGGTTCCACTGCTGTAGTTCAGGGCGCGGGTATAAATGTAAATGTCACTGGTGTTTCCAGCACATCTGCTGTGGGTTCTGTTACTGCTACAGGTGGGGTAGGCGCAGTCGTCACAGGGATTGCAGCAACAAGTGCGTTAAATGGAGTTACTGCTACAGGCTTAGCGAGTGTTTCCTTAACAGGTTTGGAAGCAACAGGCGTAGTAAATGGATTACCGCAAAGTGTTATTGTCTATCTAACCGCCTCGGACAATTCGGGGTGGGGCAGAGACTCTTGGAGTTCAGGTGCGTGGAGCCGAACTGTTGCGTCAAACATTGGCATGACAGGCTCGGCAGGTGCTGTAGTCGTTACTCCAAGGATTCAAGTGCCTGTAACAGGGATACAGGTGACAACGGGTGTTGGTTCTGTTAGTGTCACCACAGGTACAGGTATCGATGTCCCTGTCACGGGGGTCGAGGCAACTGGCCTGATAGGCCCACGAGGGGTAACAGTATGGGGCCGAATAGTCCCTGACGAAACGGCGGTGTGGACAAGGATTGCACCAAGCGCCGCAACAGAGTATATAGAAATTAGACCGTGACAGGAGGTTAATGCTTCATGGCTAGTACATACACAGTAAACAGCGGTATTGAGTTGGTCGCCAACGGCGAACAGTCTGGTACATGGGGTGATACAACAAACGTAAACCTTCAGATTGTTGACCGACTCACAAACGGTGTGGGCGCGATTACTCTATCTGGGACAACGCACACTCTTACGACTACAGATGGTTCGCTATCTGACGGTCACTATAAGGTGCTAGTGTTTGGTGGCTCTCCTTCTGGAACGAATACCGTAACGGTAACCCCAAACGATCAAGATAAGGTATTCTTTATTAAGAATAGTTCTGGTCAATCTGTAATTATCAAGCAAGGTTCTGGCGCTACAGTGACCGTACCCAACGGAGAAAGCGCAGTAATCTTCTGTGACGGTGCCGGATCAGGTGCTGCGGTGGTTAACCTATCAGCTACGTTCGATCTTACCACATTTCTTGAGTCCGCTAACAACTTGTCAGATGTGGCAAATGCCGCCACGGCTAGGGGTAACCTTGCTGCGGCCCCACTTGCGAGTCCTACCTTCACGGGTACAGTTAGGATAGGTGGGGTTGCTTACCCAACTTCGGATGGATCAAGCGGTCAAGCATTAGTAACTAACGGAAGTGGTACTGTCAGTTTTGGCAGTGCTGGTATATCAACAGGTAAAGCCATTGCTATGGCAATCGTCTTTGGATA